TAAGAGAGCCTAGAGAATGGACAAAGCAAGACTACAAAAAACTATATGATTACTTGATGAAAGACACAGGGGATCAATACGAGCCGATAACTCGCTACCTGCCGAAAGACACAATAGTACCATATAGAAAAGATAAAGAACAACACAAATAATAAAGGGCTTGAAAATGGCTCTTTTTTTATGCTAAAATACAATAGTAGAAAGCAACAAAAACAACATATAAAAGCGAAAATTGACTTATAGCGAACTTTTAATCCTAAAACGGATTAACACGAACTTATAAAGGAAAAACGAAATCCAAGAGAAAAACCAAGAAAGAGGAAAAGGACATGGCAAACAACCAAAACCTAAGACCACTAACCAAAGAACAACTCACACCAGAACTACAATCGGAAAGGGGTAAGAAAGGCGGTAAGAGGTCACAAGAGGTACAACATCAAAAGAAAACACTAGCTCAACTATTCACGATATGGGCTAACGGAAAACCAAAGCCAAAAGACATCCTCCTTTTAGAATCACTAGGTATCGATGCAGAAGATGCAACCAATAAAAGTCTTTTAATAATTCCAATAATAAAAAACCTATCAAAAGGTGACACAAAAGCACTTCAGATGGCTATGGACTTATTAGAAGAAGATAAACGAAAAGAAGCGGAGATAAGAAAACTCAACGCTGAAATAAAGAGATTAGAACTAGAAACAGAAAAGCTCAAGAACGAACTCAACGGAGATGTCACTACAAACAAGATCATAATAGTAAACGATGTCCCAACAGGAGAACAAGATGCCTAGTCTATCCTTATACAAATGCATCGGTAAAGGTTACGAGAGAGGATGGTGGACTAATTGTAACGCAAGATATAGAGTTTATAAGGGTGCAAGAAACACCAAGAAATCCTATGATATGATAGGATACGAAGTCATCGACAAAATAATAAGTGATCCACGAAGAAATGTAATGATAATCAGGGACACTTTCAACACGCACCGATATTCAACCTTTGCAACCTTATGCAAGATAATAAGACAACCAATAATCGATGATGATAGTTTGAATCTACTTGATTATTTCAAGATCAACCAACAGGATATGACTATCACATACAAACCAACAGGGCAAGTAATATTGTTTAGGGGTTTTGACTCACCAGATAAAATAGCATCGGTCAGAGTAGTGCATGGTTATTTAACCGATGTGTACATAGAAGAAGCGTTTGAATTAAAAGACTACGAGAAATGGAGAGTGGCTGATGGATCATTCAGAGCTAATAAATACTTCCCAGATGACTTATTCATTCAAATAACATTCTGTTTTAACGCTTGGAATCAAGATCACTGGCTATACGATCATTTTTTCAAAGGTCGACTAGAAGATGATATCGACTACTTGATGACTCACGATTATATGGACTACTACGATCCAAATGTGATCCTAGACTATGGTAAGGGACTATACCTACACATCTCGACATACAAAATAAACGAATTCAGGGACACAGAAACCTACGATGAAGCGATGGAAGAAATGCGTAGAGTCGCACCTGAAATCTATAAGGTAGAAGCACTCGGCATGTGGGGTAATGCAGGAGAATCAACCTATCCAGAATTCAATGATGGACTAATAGTGCCACCACAATACGCAAACAACCAAAGATACAACACCTATGCAATAGGACTTGATACAGGTTTATCCAATGGTGAGGGACACATAAAAACAGGCACTGATGTAAGAGTAAGATCAGCAACCACAATGCAATTATTAGGTTTAACAATGGACTGCGAAAAGGTAGTATGCATCGATGAATTCTTCTATAGCAACGAACAGCAAATGGTAAAGAAAACAGAGCCAGAACTAATGACCGAATGCATCAAAAAAATTATTCAATGGAAAGAAATCTACTCAATGCATCCTGACCTAATGAAAGGGATCATAATGGTTTATGTTGACTGTGCCGATATTGGATATAGACAGGGACTAGAACTAGAAGCTCGTAGACAGGGACTATTTAATGTTAAGTTTATGCCATCGACAAAGATAAGGATACAAACCAGAGTGGACTTCATAAGACTAATAATGGCCTATGGCGAATACTTGGTATGCTCGAACGCACAAAACCTTATAAGAGAAACAAAAAACTCTCGTAGGGGCGAAAACGGAAAAGCAAGAGAAGATATCGATGACCACGCAATAAATGCCTCCGAGTATTCGTGGGTTAGCTTTATCAATAAACTAAAACGATGGAAACAATTTAAAGAACATTAAAATGTTGTAAAACAATAAATCTTTTATTATAATAAAATAAGAGGGACAAAATATGACTTTATCAGAGAAAATAAAGAATAGAATATTAAAATTTTTAGGTTTAGATCATTTGAGTGATAATCCAAATAGTGATCGTTACACATTTCTCGGTGAGCCAGAACTCATCATCAAGAAAAAGGTAGAAGAATGCAAAGTATGGTACTATGGCGACTCAAACGAACTACTCAACTTTTATACAGCACAACAAACATACGGAAACATGACTAATCCGATATACAACAGGAATAAAACAAACTACTTCTGGGGTTTATCAAGCGAAGAAACACATTTAAAGAGAGTACATAGTGGAGTACCAAACGCAATAGTAACAACCATCGTAAACCTAGTAGGCACAGGAACTATCAATAGCGAGAAATACAAAGATGACATCGACAAGATAGTAAAGCGTACAGGTTTTATAAATTTACTCAACCAAAAACAAATGCCACTAACACTAGCAATAGGATGGGGTGCTTTTAAACCTATTATAGACACCGAAGTAGATAGCGAATGTCCGCTCCTAGAATGGTACGATGGCGATGATGTAGACTTTATCAAGAAACATGGTAAAATTATCGGTTTAATTTTTAAAGACTACTACAAGTACAAAAACCAAGACTATGTACTAACCGAAACAAGAAGAGTTGTAGACAGAAGCTCAAGATTTGAATATAACCTTTACAAACTCGGTAAGAACAACGAGGTAGAAGAAGTAGAACTCTCAACCATTCCAGAACTCGCAAAATTAGAGAACTACGAGATAGCAGGACTCAACAGAGTAATGGGTGTACCATCGTGGTATTTTTATGACATCAACAACGAGAATGGCGGTAGATCAATATTCACAGGCAAAATCGATTTATTCGATGACTTGGATCAAGACTTGTCACAAGCGAGTCAAACATCTAGAGTATCAACACCAGTAGAATACTTCCCTGTAGACCTAGTCGAGCGTGGAAGAAACGGAGAAGCAAGACTACCAAAAATCTATAATAGACAATACATCGCCTCTAACGCATATCCAAATGGCGATGGAGAACTAAACGGAGAAATCAAGACAACTCAACCACAACTCAATTTCAACCAATACACAGACAAATGTATGGCTGATCTAGATTTCATATTGAGTGGTTTATTGTCACCTGCAACATTTGGACTCAATGTAGCAAAGGATGACTCGGCTCTAGCACAAAGAGAAAAAGAAAAAGTGTCTATAATGACTAGAAACAACATCATCGATAGACAACAAGACATTATAAAAGAAACCATCGAGCAACTCCTAATCTTAAAGGAATACATGGAAAAAGGCAGCGTAACAATTACGGACTATGATATAACTGTCAAGTTTGATGAATACGCTACTCCATCATTTGAATCGGTAAGCCAAAACTTAATAGGACTACTTACAAGCGGTGGTATCACACCAGAAATGTATGTAGACAAGCTCTATGGTGACTCTTTGAGCGATGAAGATAGAGAAAGAGAGATCTCATACATTAGAGAAAAGCAAGAACAAGATCAATACGATAGTGGCGAATTTGAGAACTTGGATGGAATAGGATATGATAACAGAACTACAAGCGATACTGACACACAACCAAACGCTCAAGAAAAACTATTCAACACTAAGAGATGAGTACCTAGTAAAGATATACAAAGGGCTAATCGATAAGAAAACAATAGGCCAAGTACACAAAGAATTATACAATGTAACAATAAACAGAGCAGAAAAGAGCGAAAAGGCCTATGAAATCGCATTCAAAACCACAAATAGAATCAAGAAAATGCTACCACATAGAGATGCACTCATACAGGTAGCACAGGCACACCATCCAAAGTACGCAAACACGATAAAAACGGAAACGGATGCAATGGCGATTTTAATAATCGGCTTTTTTACGCATTTAAAGTTAGATGAGCATATAACAAAGGCATTTAACGAGAAACGATACGAGTGGGAAAATAAAGCCAAAGAAC